GTCTCAAAGCCGAAGACACACAAGAGACCTTAGAGGCAAATGCATACCAGACTTACCGAAGCGGTAAGAAAGAATTCAATGCCGAGAAGGTCGGGCGTAAATTACAGAAGGCATTAAATGCCCAAGTGAAATTCGGCTCCCACCATTTGATGCGCAAGGGGCTCAAAATTGGAAAAATTAAATTAAAGGAATGGGAAACGAATTACTCTAAAGTTTTCCTCAATGTAGAGATCGGCCAAATGGACTTAGGAGATCATGAAGCGATCGCATGGCTCCTTGATTTCTATAATATTTTGGAAGCAAATCTAGGGCTAGTGACACTTCAAAGACTGCACTTAGATGACATGAGAGTTTTTGCCTATGCGATTCCGGTTGTATTCTCGCCCGCGCGTAGTGACATCGACAAGCCCGAATACAAATTACATTTTGTCCCGTTCTCTAAAGGCACCGGATACTGGTTAGTTCTTGGTGGGTGCTCAATTTATAACTGGATAGGTACGCCGGTCACAACTCTAATTTGCGACCCAATCGCTGAGGCAGGCCGCTTGGCATTTGGTTTAATCGGCGACCCATTAAGTGACGCAATTTGGGAAGGGGCTCATAATGTTACAGAATAATAGAGTCATTTTTTCTGACAATGCAGTTATCAGTGACATCTCTCCTACCTTAAATGACTTCACCACGGGGAGCTCAACTCTTGCCGTAGTCGCTTTAGAGGATGCCTTGTATCTAGGGTCCGACTACCCTTTTAACCACCGGCATTTTATGGTGTCGACTGCAAACGCTAACACCTCAGCAGTTAGTAAAGTGCAAACCTGGGACGGCGTAAACTGGCAAGACTGCGTGAACATCGTAGACATGACATCAGTCGGTGGCAAAACACTTGCTCAGTCTGGAATCATTTCTTGGACGCCGGATAAAACTAAAGCTTGGCAGCGCATGGATACAGTCATGGGCACCACGGTCATCACGGGCCTTTCGGACATTACAATCTATGACCTTTATTGGGTGAAAGTTACCTTCGACGCAGACTTTAGTAACACTACCGCGGTCAAATATATTGGACACAAATTCTCAAAGGATTCTGATCTCGAAGTGAAGTATCCTGACTTACTTTTAAGCGCGGTACTTACTCAATTTAAGAGCGGCAAAACCAATTGGGATGAGCAGACTTTAGACGCTGCGGAATTCATTATTAACGACCTGCGCTCCCGCGGTGTTATTTGTAGCCCGGCTCAGATACTCAATTGGGAAATGTTTAAGGAAGCAAGTGTCCAAAAACTTGCTGAGTTTATTTTCTCGGCATTTGGGCAAAGTTTTGAGCTCCAAAAAAAGAACGCAAAAGAGCTTTACCGCTCGGCAATGAACTCATTAATTAAACATATAGATGAAAATAATAATGGGATTTTGGACGTTAAAGAAATGAGCTCAACCCAAGGGTGGACTAAAAGATGAGTTTACTCACTGATATTATTGACGCAATTGACGCCCGTCTTGCCGTAGTATTCCCGTCGCATAATATTTTATCAGACTCATACACCATACAAAACAACACTGAGCTTTGCTTAAAGCAGGCTTACGGGCTTGCAATCGGGTCAGGACTTAACACGAATCGTCAAGTCGGTTGCGATATTGTAACCGTAAAACGCGACATCGTGGTGACCCTAACTGAGAACTTTATCACGCGAGAACTTGACCAAAGTACAAAAGAAGCTACAGTAAAATCACTAATAGAGGACCAATTGCTCTTAATTAAAGAATTTGAAAAAGACCCGTCTATTCAGTATTCTTTAAGTAACCGAGTGACGAATTTTCTTTTTGTTTCCGACTCAGGGATTCAACCGATTTTCGCAGGCCGGGGTGATTTTTTAATGCTGCAAAGCACGTTTAGTTTAGAATTTTTTGAACAATATTAAGGGGAAAAAGAAATGGCATTTCAAACCAGAAAATCAGTTTTATTTATCAAAGAAGAATCGACCGCAGGGACATTAATCGAACCAGCAAGCGGCTCCGAGGCGATCACCATTAGAGAAGGTTTTGAATTTTCTCCGCAAATCGATTCGCTAGATAATGATGAACTCTCTCCGAATATTGGACAAAAAGCACCAGTCTTGGCGCTCGAAAATCCGACTTGCAGCTTTTCTTTAATGCTTAGAAATTCCGGCGTTGAAGCTAATGCACCAAACTTTGATCAAGTTATTAAAGCTGCCCTTGGTGACAAGGTCGCTGCAATTACTGAAAAGACCCTTGCCGCTGCATCGACTGCTGGAAGTGCAAGCGCCGCCGCAGTTATTAAACTCGCAAGCGGTGGCTCGGACTACCAAAGAGGTCATGCAATTTTGCTTAAAGATTCTACTAACGGATATTCCATCCGAAACGTGGTGTCGATTGCAACCAATGATTTAACAACAAACTTCAACCTTACCGCTGCACCTTCGGCGGGTGTAACTGCTGGCCGACCAATTTTGTACAAGCCTGCAAATGCGCTTCCATCTAACTCTCTTCACTTGTACCGTGCAAATGGTGCATCGGTTGAATCTGTAGCGGGTGCAAAGGTTTCCACTTTCACCATGAACGTAGCCGCAGGGGAATTTTTATCCGCGGACGTTGAGCTCTTAGGGACGTCATTTTTCTATAACCAAATCACGATCACTAGCTCCTCGAAATATATCGACTTCACAGACGATGACGGGACTTGGGCAGCATCGATCACAGAAAAAACATACAAAGACCCGCATGATCTCGCAGCAAGTTTACAAGCTGCAATGAGAGCGGCTTCAACCGAAGACGCAACCGTCGTCTATTCGGATACGACTGGAAAGTTCACCATTACTTCGACCGGGACCGTGCTTAGCCTTCTTTGGGATACAGGCACTAACACTGCAAATTCCATCGGTGCAAAACTAGGATTTTCAGTCGCCGCAGACGATACAGGCGTAGCCGCTTCAACCGGATATACTTCGGACAACGCTTACACTTTGACAGTACCTTACACCCCGGTAGCCGATACAAATACAAATCCATTGGTCGTAAAAAATATGGAAGTATTAATCGGCGATTCCTATGCAGACTTCGCCTGCGCGGGAGCTCAAAATTTCACCCTAAGCATCGAATCAGAATTGCAAGACGTGACAGATATTTGTGCAGAGACCGGCGTAGCTGAGAAAATTCTCAATAACAGAACAGTCACTTGCGAAATCACTTTGACCCTCGCTGCTTACGAGAGCTCTTTTTTCAAGAACTACCGCTTAGGCGATGATGTTCAATTTGCATTCAATGGTGGCACTAAGACGGGTGGCAACTGGGATCCCGGCAAATGTCTCAATGTATGGATGCCTCAGGCTAAGGTATCGGAGCTCGCGAATTCCGACGAGTCGGGCGTTGCCGTCAAAGTTATGACACTTACAGGATACGTCCCGGCAAGTGGTGTCGCTGAGATTTATTTTAACTGGTTATAAGGGAGACTCATGGACTACGTTTTCACGCCGGAATGTCTTGCCGAAGACGGCTTCGAAGGGCACATAACAATCCAATTATTGCCTTTTACTGAAAAGCTAAGGCTTACAGAAAAATGCGCTTTCAAGACAAGTGCCGAAGGGGGCTTAGATATTTCTCTAACGTCTCTAAGCTCGCTTGCCAATATGATCGAAAACGCGAAACCTTTTATTAAAGAGGTAGCGATTAAGTCAAAAGACGGCGTGCATGAGTTCAAGAGTTTCGATGACCTGCAAATGAGTTCTCACGGTATCTGCGGAAAGATTTTAGTTGAGGCCGCGGGTGCAGTTTTAGGTAAAGGGAAAGTCTCGGGAAACTAGCCGCCTCGATTAAGCACGCAGTCGCTTACGCGTTTCGAGGCATGGAAGACACGAATCAAGCGAGCTTTTTGGTGGCCGAATACATCCAGATTCAAGCTCTCTCGAAGCTCGGTTTCAAGTTTGACGGGGACAATCTCAGCGAGTTTAAGGCCGATATCTATGCCATGATAGGCAGAGAGATTGCGGACCTTGAGCAAAAAGAGATGAAAAAGAACGCTAAAAAGAGGCGCTAGGGATGGCAGAACAAGTAAGCATAGAACTGATAACAGACATCTCCAAGTCTCTAAAGACAATGGAGCAGTTTGCCCTTGCTGCTAAAAAGAAAACCGAAGACGCGGGCGACTCATTTGCAAAATTTGGCAAGGCGGCTCTTGCGGCTACAGCGGCGGCATTTTCTGTAAATAAAATTGTAGGGTTTTTAGAGGATTCTGTAAAAGCGGCTAGTGAAGCCGAAGAAGCGAATCAAAAACTTGCGTCTTCGCTTCAACTTGCCGGACGATTTGCAAGCGACGCAATAGATAGCATCGACACTTTTGCAAAGTCTATCCAAGCCGCTACCGTTTTTGAAGACGATTTTGTCAAAAGTAACATTGCGGTTTTAGTAGCCACCACAAAACTGACCGAGCAAGGCTTAAAACAAGCCACCATTGCCGCTACCAATCTCGCCGCTGGACTTAAAATCGACCTAGGCACTGCTTTTGATATCGTAGGCAAAGCAGCGAATGGGAATATTGCGACATTAAATAGAAATAATGTCAAAGTCCGCGAGGGTGCGACCGCAGCTGAGACATTTTCCAATGCTCTTCAAGCTATTAATTCCTCTTTTGGTGGGGCCGCTGCGGGGCAAGCCGATACATATGCGGGAAAAGTATCGCAGTTAAAAAATAATTTTGGTGATTTACAAGAGGCAATTGGTAACACCATTATAAAAAGTAGGGCTCTAAATGCTGTTTTAGGCACTACTTCGGACGTAGTTAAAGCTCTTACAAAAGCGGTTGAAAGTCCTAGTACTGCAAACCTTGCTTTTAACGAGCTTTTAGCTCAGAAAATTTATGAGGTAGCAAAAGCCGCAGGCCTTGGTGAAGCCAAACTAAGAGATCTAGGGCAAGCCCTAAGAGACAATAACATCCAGCTAAAACGAAACGAAGAGGACTTTGATTCTCTCGGGCTTAGCATAAAAAAAGCGGCTACGGGTTTTGGTAGCTTAAAACTTTTAGACGCAAAAGATTTGGAAGCTGGAAAAAAAGCTGCCGATGAGTTCATTAATTCCCAAAAAAAGGGAGTGGATTTACTTGCTAAGGGCATTTCGGAAATGTCTAGCCAACTTCCCGCCGAGATAAAAAAGATTCAAGACGCGCTCAAGACTGCGGGAAAAACTGAAATTGAAACTGCTAAATTTATTTTCGATTCTCAAAAGAAGACAATTGAGCAAGCCGGGAAATATAAACTAATTAAGGGCAGCGAAGCAAACGAGTTACTCCTCTCAAATGAGGCCCAATACCATAAGAAGTCTTTGGAGCTCGCAGCAAAAGCCGCCGAAGAGCGCAAAAAACTCATTCAAGGGGTTGCAAGTTTTGAAGCCGACTCACTAGCAAGTTTTGCATCGGGCACTAACAAAGACGGTAGCACCCAAACTGAACAACAAAAACAAGACGCAGGCGGCGCACTCGCACTTGGTGGGCTTCAAAAAGCCCTTACGGGTATGCAAGGCGTTTTAGATATTTTCAGCGGTGTACTTGGTGCAGCGTTAGGGCCTTTGGGTAGCATTGCCGGCGGCATTTTATCAGTACTTGCAAAGGGCCCAGAAGCGGCTACAGCTTTCGTCACCGAGTTTATTAAAAGCATCCCTTTAATCATTACAAGTATTATTGAAGCGATTCCGATGATCATTACAGCATTCATTGAATTGCTACCTGATTTAATCGTCAAGCTTATCGAGATATTAATAATAAAAATCCCGGAGTTAGTCGCAAAATTGGCAGAGATGCTCCCGCAATTAATAGAGCAGTTACAAGCCGCGCTCATTGCAAAGTTACCAGAAATAATTACAAAGTTAGTGCAAGGCTTCGTGGCTAGAATGCCAGAAATTGTCACGGGATTCACTTCCGAATTTGCAAAGCAAGCGCCCACCATAGCTTTCAAGTTCGCAGTCGCGTTTGTGAAAGAAGTCCCAAACATCGTTAAAGCATTAATCGACGGCATAGTTGATTCGATTAAATCCCTAGGCGGCCTACTTGGCGGCGGGGGCGAAGGCGGCGGCGGGGGAATCGGCGGCGCAATTAGTAGCTTCGTGTCGAATCCAATTGGCACCATTGGAGATTTTTTAGGGTTTGCCGAAGGCGGGATTGTCCCCCCAGGGTTCAACAAAGACAATTTCCCTATGCGTGCAACGTCGGGCGAATTGATCATCGATCGATCTCAAAACAAACAATTGCAAGAATTTTTAGACGGTGCAACCCAAGGCAGCGGCGGCGGTGTTACTCAAATTAATATTCAAGTCGGTGAACAGCAGCTTGCAAGCGTGATGTTAAATCTTTCCCGTGGTGGATATAGGACGGTAGCATAAATGGGATGCGTAAAACTTTTTGATAACAACTATGCGGACCCAGAACTCTACGCGAATCTTTTCTATAGCTCGCAGCAAACAAATTTCCCTGCATCTAATATGTTAGCTAAGGTCAGACGCTCGAAGGTTTGGCGATCAAATGGCTATTGGAATGTCACTGCGTCTAACAATACCTTAGTTTTTAGAGACATCTCAGGCGGTTCAAATATTACGGCTACAATCGCAGTCGGTGAGTACACTACAACGACGTCTTTTATGACCGCAGTCGATACCGCGCTTGAAGCTGTAGGCGCAGCAAATTACACCATTACTCAAAATTCGAATCTAAAATTTGTGATCGCGTCGGACCTATCCGGCGGTGCTACTCATTTCGAATTAAAGTTCGATGACGCTGGAAATACTTGCGAGAGTTTGCTAGGTTTTTCAAACGTCCATTACACGGGCGCGAGCTCTTACACCTCAGACTTTTTAAGGATTGCGACGAATGAGCGGATTACTTTTGATCTCGGTTTACCTACTAACATTTCTGATTTTGCGCTCACTGGATTCCGAAATCGAGCCTTAAAGTTATCGCCTACGGGCGTCTATAGGATTGAGGGAAACACCACAAATAACTTTTCCTCGCCTGAATTCAGTCAGACGCTTACTTACAACTCAAATAATTTGGTGGCCTTTTCAGATGCGGGACTTCACACGGGGCCTTTACGTTATTGGAGCGTGTATCTGGAAGACCAAAACCCTTTAGGATTCTTAGAAATTGGCAGTATTTTCATCGGTGATTCTTACTCGCCTACTAGAGGAAAGGCGCAATTTCCTTTTAAGACAAAGCTCATTGATCGATCTACTACCATTTTCTCTGAAGGTGGGCAGTCGTTTACAGAATTACAGCAGCTATCCCAGGATTTTTCGGTTGAGTGGAAGGCACTAACTAGCCAAGAGGCCGAAGACCTATCCGCAATATTTGAAACATATGGCGTCGGTGTCCCTTTATTTGTGGCGTTTGATTCCGAGGGTGCGTTTTCTAGCTCCGAAAACTACTTCTTACGTTATGTGAAATTTGCCGATGAGCCGGTTTTTGATCTAATTAGTCCAAATAATTTTAGCTGTAGCATGTCTTTTAGAGAGGAGTTGTAAAATGGCTTGGACGGTTTATGGTCAACCCTACTCGACTGCGGCGATGACTGACACTTCGATTTATCAATACTTTAAGCCGCAATCTAACCTCATTCTTAAGGCCCTTCGCGCGTGGGTGATTCAAAATAATGACCCATCTTACACGTCGATAAATATGAAAATTTATTCTAACAATGGCGGGTCACCGCGGACGTTGATCGCGACCTCTACTAACGTCCAAACTAAAGCCGCAATGTTTGGCACTTCGAATTCGGGCGTTAAAGAAGTCTGGTTTGACTTTGACCCTTTGGTGCTAAAAGAAGACGAGACATATCATGCAGTCATTAACGGCTCGGGATACACGGGTAGCGATTCGGCTCATTTAGCTTGGCGACAAATGTTTTACGAGGCCGCATATAGAACAAATTTTGATGATAGTTTTGAAGGCGCTTTATCGTCACCACTTGGATTAATCGTTATCGGAGCTAAACTTTGACCTATGTAAATGAACTTTCAAATGAAAGCATTATACAAAAATATTTAGCTATTCTCACTCCGAGGCGTAAGGTTTCAACCTGGACGCTATCGTCTGGATTTATTTACACGGCAAGTTTTGATGGCAGCGTTTTTGGCCCCCCCGTTGCCTTTGAGTTTAATGGTGTCGCAATGACCGAAGTCGGCACCCAAACCGTCGGGGCTTCGGAGTGGTATTATGATGAAGCAAATGAGCAAATATTCTTTCGAGCACCGC